GAGAGTAAAAATGCCTAATCGCATATTGATGAATGAGCAAGAGCTGATAAATCCTGTAAATGCTGAGTTTTTTAAGAAGTTCCATGATGATGTTGTTAGGTCTGGCAGGGCTGTGACTGAAAACGGCAAGACTACAACAATGCGTATTGTTGGGGTAGAAGTTAATGGTAAAGAGTATCTATTGCCATCTTTTGATCCACAGACAGGCAAAGTCATAAATGACTACGATAAGCTGGTTGATAAATATATGCCAGACATCAAGGCAGGAAGAATCAAAGGATATGACGATTACAAACAAGCAGAAAGAGATAGAAAAATCTTCTATCCACAAATTGTAGGGAAACAATAATGCCTAAGTTAAATGTGAACACACTGCTAGAGCGTGAAGCTAAAGCACAGACAAGGAAGGATGAGTTCAGATCAATCTATGAAGATTGTTATGAGTTTGCATTACCACAAAGAAACCTATATTCAGGTTATTACGAAGGCAAGGTTGCTGGTAAAAACAAAAACGCTAGAGTCTTTGATTCAACAGCTATTCATTCTACTCAACGATTTGCTAACAGAATCCAAGCAGGTTTATTCCCACCAGCTAAGAAGTGGTGCAAGTTAGAGCCGGGCAGTAATGTTCCTGATGAGATTAAAGATCAGGCGGCAAGCACACTAGATGCTTACACAAACATTATGTTCGATTCATTACGCCAAACATCATTTGACCTAGTGATGGGTGAGTTCTTGCTTGATCTAGCAGTCGGCACAGGCGTTATGATGATTACTGCTGGCGATGAAACCACACCAGTCAAGTTCACAGCAATTCCACAATACTTGGTTGCTATTGAAGAAAGTGTTGATGGTCAGGTAGATACTATATTCAGAAAGATACGCATGAAGGCAGAAGCTGTACCGCGTGAGTTTAAGAATGTAAAAAGCATGGAGCTGGAAGAAGCGATTGCCAGAAATCCACAGCAAGAAATAGATTTATTTGATTGTGTGATATATGACCATGAATCAGGTCGTTATCACTATCATGTTATATGGCCAGCTAAGAGAGCTGAGGTTGCGTACACAGAAATGCGCTCTAATCCTTTTGTTGTTGCTCGATATATGAAGGTAGCAGGCGAAGTCTATGGTCGTGGCCCTTTAGTCACAGCTATCAATGACATTAAAACATTAAACAAAACACTAGAGCTATTACTCAAAAATGCGAGTTTAGCTATTGCAGGTGTATATACTGCGGCTGATGATGGAGTGTTGAATCCTGAAAATATCAAGATTCAGCCCGGATCGGTCATATCAGTAGCAAGGAATGGCGGCCCACAAGGGGCATCTTTGCAACCATTACCCAGAGCTGGTGACTTTAATGTAAGTCAAATTGTTATCAACGATCTTCGCATGAACATCAAGAAGATTATGATGGATGACACACTACCGCCTGATAACATGAGTGCAAGGTCGGCAACGGAGATTGCCGAGCGAACAAGAGAGCTGGCAACAAACCTAGGTAGCGCTTTTGGTCGTTTAATTACTGAGACTATGTTACCCATCGTCAGTCGCATTATGTACGTTTTAGATCAGCAGGGGATTATCAACTTCCCAGCTAAAATCAATGGACAAGATATTAAACTGGCGGCAGTTAGTCCATTGGCACAAGCGCAGAAGTTACAGGAAGTAAACGATCTAATGCAGTATGTTCAGATTGCAGGACAGATGGGGCCAGAAGGTCAAGCCACATTATCTATCCCAAGAATACTGGACTTTGTAGCACAGCGTTTAGGTATTGATCGTAATGTTCTAAATAGCGAAGAAGAAGTGCAGGCGATCATGCAACAGATGCAACAACAGCAAATGCAACAAGCAATGATGGAACAGCAACAAGTGCAACCAACTGAGGAGATTGTATGAAGGTAGAGGAAGGCTGGGAGTATTTCGAACAACAGGAAAATAAAAAAGCACAACCGAAAGATATAGATATTTTATACGGCAAAGTATTCAAGAGTGAGGAGGGACAGAAGGTTCTATCTCATTTAAGAGCAATCACCATAGAACAGCCTACTTGGTATCCGGGCGAAGATTCATCATTCGGATATGTTCGTGAAGGTATGGCTGTTCTAGTAAGACAAATCGAAAGACGAGTAACAAGGAGTTCAAATGGCTGAAGCAGAAGTAGTAGCAGAAGTAACAGAAGAAGTATCTAATGATGCGCCTATCTTAAATCCAGCAAGCGCACAAGAAACATCACCCGAATTACAACAGGAGCAACCAATCCCATTGCATGAAGAAACTCAACCAGAGCCAGTTCATACAACAGATGTGGATAATGAGCCTATTGAGAGACCAGATTATTACCCAGAGAAGTTCTGGGATGAGGATGGCCCAGATGTAGAGAAGCTGGCTAAATCTTATGCAGAGTTAGAAAAGAAATTCAAAGCTGGCAAACATAAAGCACCAGAAGGAGATTATGATGTATCAGCATTTCAAGATATGGGCTTGGAGCAAGACGATCCTATGCTCGATCAATTTTCAGCTTGGGCTAAAGAAAATGGAATTAGCCAAGAAGCGTTTGAAGGAATGGTCAATCAATACATGGAATTGGCTGGTGGAGAGTTTGAAAAGAGTGAGTACAATCGTCAGCAAGAAATTCAAAAACTTGGTGAAAATGCTCAACAAAAAATAGAGATGGCAGATAGATTGCTAATGAAAGCGCCGTTAAATGATGCAGAGCGTGAGGCATTAGCTAACAATCTAAATACAGCAGATGCTATCAATGCTTTCTTAAAGTATCATCAATCTATAACCAATGAAGGCATACCAGCTAGACCGCAACCATCTATGCCAAATATCAGTCGTGAGGAATTAGAATCACATATTGCTGATCCTCGATGGCAGAGTGATCCAGCATGGAGATCGCGCATAGAAAAACTTTGGCTAGAAAGTCAAGTACAATTTGCACACTGGTTAAAATTTAGCTAACATTCGCTTGTTGGACAACCGATTGCGGCCCGACTATGTGGTGAATCCACTGGTGGCGTGGCCATTCCATGCAAGCGAATTGCCCTGAATAGGATAACAAGTCGCGTTACATCGTTAATTTTCTAATATAGGAGATGCGTTATGGCGCAAAATGTAACAACTGCTTTTGTTACCCTGTTTGAATCAGAGGTAAAACAAGCATATCAAGGTGAAGCACTATTGCGTGGAACAATGCGTTCACGTCAAAACGTGCAGGGAAACACTGTAAAATTCCCTAAAATCGGTAAAGGTGTAGCTACAGTTCGTGTACCACAGACTGACGTTACTCCATTAAACGTTACTTATTCTCAAGTTACTGCAACTATGTCTGATTATATCGCGGCTGAGTACAGCGATATTTTCCATCAATCACACATCAACTTTGATGAGCGCAGAGAGCTTGTAGAAGTAGTATCAAAATCAATCGCTCGTAGAATGGATCAGATTTGTATTGATGCTTTGAATGCGGCTGGAAGCCCAAGCACAGTATCAACTGATATCGGTGGTGTTGGTTCTAACATGAACATCGAGAAATTGCGTGCAACTGCCAAAGCTATGAATGAAAACAACGTGCCTTCAGAGAATCGTTTTATGTTGATGCACGCTTCACAGCTTGACGCTTTACTTGGTGAAACTGAAGTTACTTCTTCAGACTTCGCTTCTGTTAAGGCTCTAGTTCAAGGTGAGATTGATTCATTCATGGGCTTCAAGATCATCACTATGGGTGATCGTGATGAAGGTGGTGTACCTAAGCCTTCTACTCGTTCTTGCTTTGCATGGCATCGTGATTCAATGGGTTATGCAGAATCTATTGCTCAAAAGACTGAAGTCAACTATGTACCAGAAAAGACTTCTTTCTTAGTAAGCTCTATGTTCTCTGCTGGCGCTATTGCGATTGACGATGAAGGCATCGTTAAGATTTCTTGTACTGAATAATCGCAATAAAGGAGAATAATTATGGCTTATAGTTCAACTGGTTTTGCGACAATCGGTGCAAGTAAGAAAGGCAATGCTCCAAGCATTTACTCTTACTCAACTGCCGATACAATCGCAGATGTAAACACAGAAGGCTACTTCAATGACTTGTCAGATACTCTTGCAGTAGGTGACGTAATCTTTGTTCGTAGTTCAACTGGTGGCACACAAGTGCTAACAATCGTTTATGTGCTTTCTAATAGTGCTGGTGTCGTTGATGTCAACGATGGTACTACTTTAGCTAACACAGACAGCGACTAAGTAATACTGGGGCGGTGTAACAGCCGCCCTTTTACTCAAGGGGTTATATATGGCCGCAGGCGATACCGATCTATCTATATGTTCAGATGCTTTGATTTTGATGGGTGCATCGCCAATATCTTCATTTACTGAAGGTACAGACGCATCACAAGCATGTGATCGTTTATATCCAGATTTAAGAGACACATTATTATCGACTTATCATTGGACTTGGAATATCAAGAAAGTCCAACTAGCTAGACTTGCAACTGCACCAATCAATGAATGGCAATATGCTTATCAGTTACCGGGCGATATGCTTAGTGGCGTATTAGCGGTATTCAACAGTTCTGGCACAAATGAAATAGCATTGAGATATGGCTGGGAGATTTATGGGGATCAGCTATATACAAACCTAGATACAGTTTATATTGACTACCAATACACAATAGACGAGAGCAAGATGCCTCCATATTTCATAAACCTATTGAAGTATGCAATGGCTTCTGAGCTTGCGGTAGTTATCACAGATCAAATAGAAAAGGCAGATTATTATCGCTCGATTGCATATGGAACACCGGGTGAGAATGGTCGTGGTGGTTTGATGCGTACCGCTATGAATATAGATAGTCGTGGCAGATTAACACCGATTATAG